CCGGGGGTTTGGGGGTCGCAACCCCCATAAAAAACCTCGCAATTTAGGGACTGGCTACGCCATGCGACCGGGGTCTCCGTTTTCCGGGCCCGGATTATTGCAACTATAACTCCGGCGTCCGTGGGCTCTATGTGGGCGGCAACTACAACAACGGCACCAACGCGGGGCCGTTCTACCTCAACGGCAACAACGCGCCCTCCAACACGAACTCCAACCTCGGCTCGCGGCTACTTATTCCATACCCGAAACTCCGCGTAGTCTTTTCCTCACCGCTCGGTGAAAATTTCGCCGCAGGGACACGGCCAAGTAAGCCCGATATGGATTTGAAAGGCCGTGAGGTGAATAAGAAAAATTATTTACGTCCGAAAGGCGACCACAGCATGAAAAATACAAAACGGATCGGGTATCTCATGGAGAAACTTTGCACCCGTGAGAACGCCCTTTTAGCAATCGAGGCAGTAAATGAGCCCCGGAAGAAGAATAAAACGGCTCAATGGGTGGAGAGCACGAAAGAGGCCCGGGCGGACGAGCTTTGCGAACTCCTACGGGATTTCCACCCGAAAAAGCCCCGGACATTTCCTCGCTACGACTCCACGGCGGGGAAATGGCGCGAGATCAACGAGCCCGCCCTATGGCCGGATCAATACGTTCACCACATGATCGTTCAAGTCCTGGCCCCTGTCCTCATGCGCGGAATGGATTTCTATTGTTGCGGGAGCATACCAGGCCGGGGCCCGCACCGCGCCCGGAAAGCTATTGAGAAGTGGCTCGAGAAAGACCAGAAAGGCACAAAGTACGCCGCCGAGCTGGACATAAAGAAATTTTATCCCTCCCTCTCTCCGCGAGAGGTTATGCGGTTTCTCCGGCGAAAGATCAAGGACGAGGCTTTTCTCGGCCTCATTTGGCGGATCATCAAGGACGGTATCAAGATCGGGTTTTACATTTCTCAATGGCTCGCGAACGCAGTCCTCGAGCCGCTCGACCACTATATCCGGGAAAAGCTCGGAGACGGCGTCCGTCATTACGTCCGTTATATTGACAACCTGACTATTTTCGGACACAACAAAAAGAAACTCCATCGGGCGATCCGGTCGATCATGGAGTTTTTGGGGAGAATGGGCCTCCGCCTAAAGGAGAATTGGCAACTCTACAACACCCGCAAACGCATGGTGAACGCGGTCGGCTACCGCTACAAACGGGGCCTAACTCTGATCCGCAAGAAAAACCTCCTCCGCCTGAAAAGACAATGCACCCGGGCCCGGAAACGGATCGCGGCCCACCGCAAAATAGCGCCGATCCAGGCACGGGGAATTTTATCACGGTCGGGACAGCTAAAGCATTGTGCCGGGTGGAGCCTCTACGATAAGCACGTCCGGCCTATCGAGAAAACAATAAAGAGCGTCGTCCGGGAGGCGTCGCGAAAGGAGAGAATATTATGCTCGAGTACATGATCGGAACCACGAGACGGAACGGGAAAAGCCTCCGCTATCTCCGTATCAAGTCCGATGCCGAGATCGGCCTCACGGGCGACCTCGTCACATTCACGCAGACCCAGGAGGACAAGGTAAGCGTCTACGAGGTGATCGTCGGCGATCTCCTCCGCGAGGAGTCCGGCGACGGGCTCTTTTATCGGTGGTATGAGGTCGAGAGCGTCCTTGTCGAGACCGATCACACGCCACAGCTCGCGGCGGAGGTCGAGGACATGGCACAAGCAACCGTGGCCGCCTCTATCGTCTTTACCGTTATGGCCGAGACGGGACAGATCGACGACACCACGGCGGCGGAGAACGCCTCGCAGTTTGCCGAATGGGCCTATCCCGTTGCATATAAGGCCGGAGCGATCCGCCTCCACGCGGGCCGCCTCTATCGTTGCGTCCAGGCTCACACCTCACAGGAGAATTGGACGCCGGACGCCGCGGCGAGCTTGTGGGCCGAGATCGCCGATCCCTCCGAAGAGTGGCCGAAGTGGGCCCAGCCCATCGGGGCCCATGACGCATATAGCGCCGGGGCCAAGGTCTCCCACTCTGAAAAGAAATGGACGTCCGATCTCGACAATAACGTATGGGAGCCCGGGGTTTACGGGTGGACGGAGGTTAAAGACCTGGACGCTATGACCGTCGCGGAGCTCAAGGAGTACGCCTCAGAGAACGGGATCGCGCTCACGGGCTTAACACTAAAGGCGGATATTTTAGCGGCGATCAAGACCGCCGAGGGGGTGACGGCATGACGGGCGAAGAAATGGCCGTAAAGCTGGCCGAGACGGAGGCCCGCAGTAAATCGAACACGCACAGGCTCGACCACCTCGAGAAAAGCACGGAGGCAATAAACCGCCTCGCGACCTCGGTCGAGGTTATGGCGAAAGAGCAGAAGCACCAAACGGAGGCGATCAAGGAGGTTAAAACCGACCTCTCCGATCTCTCCGGCAAGGTGGAGAAGATCGAAGCGGAGCCGGGGAACCGCTGGAAAACCCTCGTCGAGAAAGTGATCCTCCTCGTCACCGCGGCGGTGGTGGGCTACATATTGGCCCGGGTGGGGCTATGAGCGGGAAATATGAGGCGAAAACGCCCTCTCGTCTCTCCTGGCTCGTGAAGCGGATCGGGAAAATTCCTCACCTATTCGCAAAGGTGACAATCGCCTATTGTGTGGCCGCCGCCTCCGGGGCGAGCTGGTACGCGCTCCGTATCATGTCCAGGACGGGAAACGACCCCGCGGCCCTCCTGGGCGTGATCCTCGGCTTTTTCGGCGGCGAGCTCCTCTTGCTATGCCTGAAAACCGTCCTCAAAAAGGACGACAAGGAAGAACCAACAACAAAAGATTTAGGGGACACCGGGATTTGACCCGGGGAAAGGACTACACCATGAATGAAAAGATCATCAAGCGTATCGCAAACCTCCTCTCCGTGAAATCCATTGTCACGATCACCCTCACGGCGGTTTTTGCCTACCTCGCCGTTACGAACAAAATCGCGCAGGACTTTATGACCGTGTACGCCGTCGTGATCGCGTTCTATTTCGGCACTCAGACCCAGCGCGAACAGAGCACCACGGACGGGACTCAGACCACTGAGGAGGGAAAGTAAATGAACTCGGCCGACTTTATCGCAAAGGCGCTCTCTATCGCCCGGGACTATAAGACCTCGTATATTTGGGGCGGCCTCGGCTCGCCGATCACCGACGCGAGTCTCACCCGGGCGGCGAACGCCTACGCAAAGAATACAGAAAAGGGGTGGATTGACGCCGCTCGCCGCTACGCCGGAAACCCCAAGGCGTTTTATTTCGATTGCGTGGGCCTCATTAAGGCGATCTTGTGGGGGTGGAGCGGGGATAGCGCCAGAACCTACGGCGGCGCCACCTATCCGACCATGAACCAGGTACTCGCGGGCGCCTGCCCAGACATTTCGGCGGACGGTATGATCTCGATTTGTTCCGGCGTCTCGACCGATTTCTCCGGGATCGCGCCCGGGGCGGCGGTGTGGACGACGGGCCATATCGGAATTTATGTCGGCGGCGGGCTCGCGGTAGAGTGTACGCCCGCATGGAAAAACGGCGTACAGATTACCGCCGTCGCAAATATCGGAAGTAAATCCGGGTACAACGCCCGGAAGTGGAAAAAGTGGGGGAAAATCCCCTACGTTACCTATGAGGAGGAAATCGACATGAGCAACGAAGAATTAAAGGCCCTGATCCGTCAGACCGTGAAAGAAGTCCTCGACGAGGAAAACCCTGTCTATAAGGACTTGAAAGACGTCCCGGAATACTGGAAAGGCGCCGCGGCGGCCTTGCTGGACTCCGGCGCCGTCAACGGCGGGACGCCGAAAGAGGTATGCGCGACCGACCTCAACCTCCGCAAGGAGACCCTCAAGGCCGCAATCGTGGCCGTCATGTACCACGAGGCCAGAGAGAAAGCATAACCCGAGCGGGCCGGAGGAAACTCCGGCCCTTATTTTTTCGAGCTATGGAGTATTCCCATAAGAACCCGAGGAAAATATGTTAATGTCAATTAGAATATTGGATATTACCATAGGAGGAACTCGGGCGAGTGAGAAAATTTCAATTTGAGGGCAAGGGGAACGTATCGGGCGACCGCGTCCGGGAGCTACGCCTCCGGGCCCGCCTATCACAAACAGCCCTCGCGGCGAAAATGCAGACAGAGGGCGCGATCATTGAACAGGACGCAGTTAGTCGGATCGAGAGCGGCTCTCGCCTCGTGACGGATTACGAGCTCCTCGTCCTGACGAGAATTTTCCACGTCTCCGCCGATTGGCTCATAGGTGCAGACAAAAACCCGCCCCGGGATTGATTTCCCGAGGCGGATATTTTTTGCAAAAAAACTATTGACATACTGCAAGCAGTATGGTATTATAATAAGCGAAAGGAGGATAAAGCATTGAGCAAAAAACGCAAAAAGAAAAGCGGCAACAAGGCCAAGCCGGACAGCTACATAAACCTTGTTACCGCGATCCTAAACCTCGTGATTGCCATTCTACTGCTGATAGAAAAGCTCACCGAGTAAAGGGCAGGGGGAGCAATCCCCCTCGCCCTTGCATAGTAACATGAAACGGGCTCAATGTCAAACCGTCATGGACACAGTCATTTATATTTTGTGCGGAGTGAGTATCACCCTCGCGGTATGCTCTATCGTTATCAACGTGAGGAGGCGGAAACGTGGAAGAAAGCAAGAGAAAGACTAAGACCTCGACGGCGGTAAAGTCGAGATACAACCAAAAAGCCTATGACGTGATTTCCGTCCGTGTGCCGAAAGACCTCGCGGCGGCATTTCGGGAAAAGTGCGACGCTGAGGGGGCCGTCCAGGCTCAAATTATCAAACGAGCGATAGAGGAATTTTTACAGAAATAAACCACGCCCCGCCCGGTCTACATGGCCGCGGCGGGGCTTTGATTTACCAGGAGGGTTTGGAAATGGGAGAAAACTACCAGCACTTGACTTGGAGAGAGCGCCTTATTATCGAGACACGCCTCAAAGATGGGTGGTCGAAACAGCGGATCGCCGACGAGTTGGGCCGCCATGTCTCCACGATCTACCGGGAGATCAAGCGCGGCCTCGGTATTCAGCGCACGACCGAGCTCATAGACCGGGAGTGCTATATCCCCGATATTGCACAAGCTCGGTACGAGGATCACTACCCGGACAAGGGGCCGGGTCTCAAAATCGGCAAGGATCACCGCCTCGCCCGATACCTCGAGGCCGCCATCAAAGGCGGGAACAGATCGCCGGAGGCCGCCCTCGGCGAGATCAAGGCAAAGGGCCTCGTATTCGATACCGAGATTTCCGTCCGCACTCTCTATCGCTATATCGACCTCGGCCTTTTCCTCGGGATAACGAATAAAGACCTCCCTCATAAGGCGGCGAAAAAGAGGGGTTATCGCCGCGTCCGTGCGGCCCGGGCCCCTAAAGGCTTGAGCATTGAACAGCGCCCGGAGGAGATCAACTCCCGGGAGACTTTCGGACATTGGGAAATGGACACCGTACAGGGCATACAAAAGAGCCGCCCCCGCTTGCTGGTACTCACGGAGCGGCTCTCTCGCCATGAAATTATGATCCCGATAAAGACGAACACCACCGAAAGCGTGGTAAAGGCCCTAAACACGCTCGAGCGCAAATACGGCGCCCTTTTCTACAAGGTATTTCGGTCGATCACCGTAGACAATGGCCCGGAGTTTGCCGACTGCGCGGGCATGGAAAGGGCTTGTCGGCGGAAAGGTGCCCGGACGACGGTCTATTACTGCCACCCGTATAGCTCATGGGAAAGAGGATCGAACGAGCGCCAAAACGGCATGATCCGCCGCAAGCACCCGAAAGGGACAGATTTTGCAACTATTCCGGCCTCTACTCTGAAAAAAACGGAGGAATGGATCAATAATTATCCCCGGAAGATATTCAATTTCCACACGGCGGCGGAGGTGTTCGAGGCCTGCATGAACAGCCTTTGAAAAATAAATTACTAAAATTTTCGCAAATCACTTGACAAGGGGCCCGGCGTCCCTTTTACCTTTTGTGTTGATGGTAAAAACTCCGTCGATTTCACCAAAAGCGTGCCCCA